CTGCGGCCGCAGCCCCATCTGGCGCCACGAGCGCGCTGGGCGGCGCCGGCGCAGGTGCTGCTGGTGGCATCAGCGCCGCCGGTGCACTTTCGGCCGGCTTTCTGGTTGCGGCTCCCATCGCTGGCGCTTTGGTGCAAGACAACATGTTCCGCACCGAGGAAGGACTGCGCAATCGCATCGCTCAGCGGGAAGAGAGGATTAAGATGTTCGACGAGATGATTGCCCTGAAGCAGGAGGTGGGCGACACGCCGCTGTCGATCAGCAAGATGCAGGCCGAGCGCGACGATGTGGTCGCTTCGCGGGATGAGATGATCCGCCGGCTGGATGAGCTGCTGACCACCACCAAGATCGGCGGCGAGGTCAACGTCAACATCACCGCGGCCCCTGGTATCCAGGCGAATGCTGACCTACAGCCCAATGACGGAACCCGCATGACGGGCAATGTCGGGCGCACCAACGTGAATACGGATTGATATGGGCTGGCGTGAAGAACAGCGCAGGGTGGCGCATCCCAATGGGATGGCCGTGGGCGCAAGCTTTAGGGGCGTGCCGTTTCGCACGACCGACTCGGATACCGGTGTCGGACGGCGCAACGAGGTGCACGAATACCCCATGCGGGATCTGCCCTATGCCGATGACCTGGGACGCCGCGCACGCGAGTTCCAGGTCAATGGCTACGTGGCGGGCGAGAATTACCTGCAGGAGCGAGACGCGCTCATCGAGGCGCTGGAGGCGTATGGGCCTGGCGAGCTGATTCACCCCAAGTACGGCATGCTCAACGTCGTCGTACTGGGCCGGGTCAGCATCCGGGAGTCTCACACCGAGGGCGGCATCGCCCGGTTTGCGATCACGTTCTCCGAGGCCGGTGAGAACACCTTTCCGCAGGCGGCCACCAGCACTCAGGATGGGGTGTTTGATGCGGCCGACGTCCTGGGATCGGTCTCGGTGGATCGCTTTGCCTCGCTGGTTGACGTCGCCGGCGCCGCGGCCTTGGCCGCCGACCTGGTCGGCCGCGTCAACTCCAGCTTGGATGCCCTGCAGCGGCTGGTGGGCCTGAACGGCCTGATCGATATCGCCGGCGACATCGTGCGCGGCGCCTCGTCGATCTCGGGCCGTCTATCCACCCTCATCCGCACGCCCGAGACGCTGGCCCTGCAGTTGCAGGGGCTGTACCAGCAGCTGACCCAGGCCATCAAGCGCCCGAAATCGGCGATCGCAGATCTACGCGCGGAATACGGATCCAATGACCCAACGCCTTGGACGGTTCCCGCCAGCTCGGCGTCCCCGCCCCAAGGCGCCACCTCGGCCCGCCGGGAGGTGAACGCGGCCGCGATGCAGGAGTTCACCCGCACCCAGGTGATTGCGTCCCAGGCGCGCATCCTGACCGACGCCATTGACGCCAAGGAATTGACGACGGCCCAGGACGCACGCGACCAGGCCGACGTGGTGCTGGAGGAGATCGATCACGAGCTCGAGGCCTACGACCCACCGGCGCAGATGGCGGCAGCGCTCATTGCGCTTCGCGTCGCTATCGTTCGGGACGTGGCCCAGCAAGCCGACCGTCTGCAGCAGCGGGCAACCTATACCACCCAGGCCATGTTGCCGGCGCTGCTGATCGCCCAGCGGGTGTACCAGGACGGCTCGCGGGCCGACGAACTCGTCACGCGCAACCGCGTGCGCAACCCGCTCTTCGTGCCGGCGGGCGACCTGGAGGTGCTGCGCTGATGGCTACGGTCAACGAAAACCTGATCACGCTGGTGGTGGGCGGCCAGGCCTATGGGGGCTGGAAAAGCCTGGAGGTCGAGCGCGGCATCGAGCAGCTTGCCGGCGAGTTCCAGCTCACGCTGACTCACCGGTGGCCTGGCGAAGATGCCCCGATCGGTCTGCGCGAGGGCCTGCCGTGCGAGGTGAAGTTCGGCCAGGACCTGCTGATCACCGGCTACATCGACACGATCGATATCGACCTGACCGATACTTCCTGCAGGCTCAACGTCAGCGGACGGGACAAGACGGGCGACCTAGTGGACAGTTCGGCCATCCACGGCAGCGGGCAGTGGAAAAACGTGCGCCTGGAACAGATCGTGCGCGACATCTGCAAGCCGTTTGGCATCGAAGTGCTGGTGCAGACGGATACCGGTGAGGCGATCAGCAGCTTCTCGCTGGACGACGGTGAGAAGGCGTTCGACGCGATCGACCGAGCTGCGCGGTCCAAGGCGATCCTGGTGAGCAGCTCGCCGGCCGGCCAATTGGTGCTGACCCGTGCCAGCGAGACGCTGATCGAGACCAAGCTGGTTGAGGGCCTGAACATCCGGCGAATCAGCGCGCGGCACACCTGGGCGCGACGCCATTCCGAGATCCGCATGAAGGCGCAGGTCGCGGGCAACGACAACCAGTTCGGCGCCACGGCAGCCCATATCCAGGCCAAGGCAACGGATCCGGAGATTGACCGGTACCGGCCGCTCATCATTCATTCCGAGCAGGGCCTGAGCAACGCTGAAGCCAAGGAACGCGCACAGTGGGAAGTCTCAACCCGGATGGGGCGTGGCAAGCGCGCTCAGATCGTGGTGGTGGGCTGGCGTACCGGCCAGGACGGCCAGGTTGGCGACCTGTGGCTGCCCAATACCCTGGTGAGGGTCACCAGCCCACGCATGTTCCTGGATCTGGATCTGCTGATCACATCCTGCCGGTACACGTTGGACGAGACCAATGCCCGCCGCACAGCGCTCACCGTCTGCCGGCCGGAGGCGTTCGATCTGGAGGGCGCGTCGCCGCGGCGCCGGCGCAAGCGTCGCAAACAACACCCTGATGATTCCCCCTGGGATCTGTCCGGAACTGGGAGACGCGAAGAATGAGCATTTCATCGGCCCTGAATCGGATCCGGCTGGCCATCGCCCGGGCCCTGGTTGGCCAGGTCAGCGACGGTGGCGGCCTGCAGACCGTCCAGATCGGCATCCAGGCCGACGTCGGTCGCGACCAGGTCGAGCGGTTTCAGCAGTACGGCATGACCTCGGTGCCGCACGCTGGTGCCGAATGCGTGACCCTGTCCGTGGGCGGGAACACCGACCACCAGGTGGTGATCAATGTCGATGATCGCCGCTACCGGATGCGCGGCCTGAAAACGGGTGAAATGGCCATATACGACGACCAGGAGCAGTCGGTTCACCTGACCCGCGATGGCATCGTGATACGGGGCGCCGGCAAGCCCATGCGCTTGACAGATACCAGCGAGATCGAGCTGGATTCGTTCGTGCGCGTGACGCGGGGCCTACGCGTTGACGGTGATGTGGACCTGCGGGGCGGGAGGGCAACTCACAACGGCACAGACATCGGCCATCAGCACAAGCACGGCGGTGTGCAAGAAGGCGACGACATCTCAGGCACACCCGTCGCGTAGCCGGTAAACCTGTTTAATGGCACTGCCCGCCATGTTCCGCGAGACTGCGGAACATGGACTTCTCCCTTTCCCTTGATCCCGAGTCCGGCCTACTCGACATGAGCTTGGCTGGCTCGGATTTCGCCGGCGATGACATGCTGGTGACGGCGGTCATTCTCAGCTTGTGCACCGACCGCCTGGCGCAACCGCACGAGGTGGCGGCCGGTGAAGACCGTCGCGGCTGGTGGGCCGACGCCTACGCCTCGTCCCCCCAGGACAAATTCGGCTGCCGCTGGTGGTTGCTCGCCCGAGAAAAGCAGTTGCAATCCACGGTCCAGCGGGCGCGTGACTATGCCCTCGAGGCGCTCAAATGGATGCAGGAAGACGGCCTGGTCACGTCGGTTGGGGTGAGCGCCTTCGTTCCCCGGATGGGCTGGCTCGTCCTGCTTATCACGCTCCCCCTGAACGGCGTAGACCGCCGCTATCGATTTGAATGGAACGCCGCGACCCAAGCTTGGCGCCTGGCCGGCGAATCGTTCACGCCCGTTGAGGTTTGACATGCCGGTTCCCCGTCCCTCCTTATCCAAGCTGATCGAGCAACTGGCCTCCGAGATGGAGAGCCGCCTGCCAGGGATTCTGCCCCGGGCTCGCCGCAGCCTGGCCGGCGTGCTGGTACGCGTGTTTTCCGGCGGTCTGGATGCCCTTTACAAGTTCCTCGAGCGGGTGTTTAAGCAGGCCTGGCCCGACCAGTGTGACGAGGACGAGTTGCCTGGTCACGGCGCGCGGTGGGGCGTCCTGCAGAAGACGGCGGCGCCGGCGACCGGGTCGCTGCTGATCGGCGGAGAGAACGGGGCATCGCTGATGGCCGGATCTGTGTTTCAGCGTGCCGACGGCGTGCAGTTTACGGTCGACGTCGGCGTGACCATTGTGGGCAGCAGCGCCACGGTGGCCATTACCGCAGACGAAGTCGGCCAAGCTGGCAACACCGCTGCCGGCGTTCAGTTCACCTTGGCCAGCCCAGTGGTCGGCATCAACAGTACGGCCGTCGCGTCGACCGAGATCTCCGGTGGCGCGGATGTCGAGCGGCCGGAACTGTTCCGGGCCCGGATCCTGGAGCGGATTCGCCGCCCGCCTCATGGCGGGGACAGCGATGACTATGTGGCCTGGGCCAAGGAAGTCCCTGGCGTGACGCGTGCCTGGTGCACGCCCAACGGCATGGGTGCCGGCACGGTTGTCGTGCGCTTCGTCCGGGATGACGATGAGGACCCGATCCCGGATGCGGGTGAGATCGAAGCGGTTCGGGCACATATCGAGGCGCAACGGCCGGCCACCGCCGAGCTGTTTGTGCCGCTGTCAGTGGCAAAGCCCGTTGCCTACGTGATCTCGGATCTGCAGCCCGACACTGCTGAAATCCGGGCCGCGATTGTCGCCGAGCTCAAGGACATGCACGTCCGTGACGCAATCCCAGGGGGCACGCTGCTGGTCAGCCACATGAGGGAAGCAATCTCGATCGCAGCCGGCGAGAACGACCACGTGCTGGTGTCTCCCGCTGGCAATGTGACCTGCCTGCCTGGCGAGCTGGCCACGTTCGGGGGTGTGACGTGGGCGTGAGAAGCATAGAAGCCTGGCGCGAGGCTCTCCTGGCGCTGTTGCCGCCCAGCTCCATGATCAACCGCCAGCCTGGCGGTGTGCTGGTTCGCGTGCTGGAGGCGTTCGGCTCATCAATGCGCGCGGTCGAGCGACTGGCGATGTCGCTGGTGGCCCAGTTCGACCCATTGCTGGCCGACGAGGTACTGGAGGACTGGGAGCAGCTCTATGACTTGCCCGATGAGTGCCTGGATACCCCGGTAGGTAAGGAACAGCGGCGCCAGCGCGTCAACATGCGCCGCCTCATGCTGGGCGGCGCCACGCCCGAGTACTTCCGGCAGATGGTCATCGGCCTAGGCTACCCGGACGCGCGAATCGATGAGTTCCGCCCCTTCCGGGCCACGAGCAAGTGCACCGCGGCGATCAACCAGGGCGGCTGGCGTTTTGCCTTCCGAGTGAATGTCGTCGCCTCGGCAAACATTGTCCAGGCCACCGCCACCAGCAAATGTGCGGCGCCGCTGCGTGCCTGGGGCGATCCGGGGCTGCTGTGCCTCCTATCCCGCTACAAGCCCGCCCACACTGTCGTGCTGGTCGGATATGTCGATTCCCTTTGATTTTCCTTTCCCAGGTGCACCATGCGACGAATATCCACTCCCACCCGAGAACTGAACAAGTTCGGCCCCGGCCGCGACGGCTTTACCAACGGAGATCCGATCGCCGGCAGGGTGTCAACGGATCTGGAGGCTGATTGGTTCGACGCCCTGCAGGAAGAGGTCGCCGCAGTCGCCGAGTATGGCGGCGTGGCGCTCAATCCCAGCGACAACACACAGCTCCTGCAAGGGATCCTGCGCATCATTGCGGAAAAGCTGACCAGCCGGCCGTTGATCTGTTCGATCCTGGATCTGCCGACTACCGACGTGGGCCCGATCATCGTGACCGAATGCAGCGAGGTCTGGACCTGGGCCAACACGGCGTTTTTCACCGGCTACCGCTCGCTGCTGTGCGGGCGCCCCTTGGATGGTCACACCGCCGCGCCGCTGGCCAGCGAGGTTGACGCGGTCGGCGGCCTGCTGCCGAAGGTCGGAGCCTACGCGGGCCTGTGGGGCTATGCGCAGGAGCAAAGCCTGGTTCGTACGGAAGCTGTGTGGCAGGCCAATCGCGGCGCGCATTGGTTCTCGGACTACTCGGCCACGCAGTTCCGCGTGCCCGACCTGCGCGACATGTTCCGCCGTTTTACGGGGACTGACCTCGACACTGCAAATGCGCGGGCGTTGGCATCTCGCCAGTCTGGCAGCGCGATCGCCGTGAACGGCGGCCCCACCGGCCTTACGTCGGTTGCCGACTTTTCGGCTGCGGCCGCCGCCGTGTGGGGACTGGAGCCTGTGCCGAGCCCGACAGCCGGCATGAAGATCAGCAGCACGCCAGGCACCGCCGGAACGCCGACGTCGGGCAACGTGGCAAGGGTGCGCCCGACGAACGTTGCATATCACCCCCGAATCCATGCTTGACGTCCCCTTCACTGCAAATGCGCGGCCTCTCGGTAGTCGCCAGGCCGACGCGCTGCAGAATCTCCAAGGCAGCATTGACGGCGTGCAACAGAAGGGCATCGTGTCCTACACAGGCGCTCTCGCTGGGTCCACGGGCAGCCCGGCCAACACCGTGCCAACCGTGCTGGAACCGGGGAATCACGGCGTTGGAAAACTCGTATTCAACGCCAGCCTCGTAGCGCGCACGGCATCCGAGACCCGCCCCGCCAACGTCGCCTTTCATCCCAGAATTCATGTTTAGTGTCATGCATGGATGCGGGGGTGGTAGGCGGTGTTCACTGGCCGGGTTTCCGCACCGCCTCTCGTCCCCGTTGGATAGGTGTTCGAATCACCGTTGCCGTTCGTTAGCGAAGCCGTCGCCGCGCCGGCACCCTGGTTTGGAATCGTGTGGCTGTGAGCTTTGAACATGTCGATTTGTACGCTTCCCAGGGCCCGCGCATTTGCAGTGAAAGGGACTTCAAGCATGGATTCTCGGGTGGTAGCAGACATTGACCGGGCGAGTCTCGTACGAGATCCGCGGCGTTCCATGAACCCCGTCCGTCACGATGGCCTGGGTGCCTTCGTTGAGCGACGTATAGCCGCTAAAGGTCCCGGTGCCGCCGATGTAAACGCCGCCGGCTGGGTCCTGGCCCCAGCGGACCCTGACGCGGAATCCTTGCAGGGCATCGCGCTGCGCCGATCCCATAGCCCGCGCATTTGCAGTGAGGCGGACGTCAGGCATGGAGGCGGGGATGATAGGCAACGTTTGCCGGACGGGTTTCGCGGCCCCCTGCCGGGGAGGTGCCGCCGCCACCTCCCAAGCTTGCAAGCAACAGGCCCGCGCTACCGGAGCCGCCACCGGAGACTTGTTCCCGGTTTACGGACAGAGGGTGGGAGTGCTCTCTAAAAGCATCCTGTTGTCGGCTACCCAGCACTCGCGCATTTGCAGTGAGGCGGACGTCACGCATGGATGCGGGGGTGATAGGCGGCGTTCAGGCCGCGGGTTTCGCTGGAGGTTCGTGTGTTCAGGGATGAGTCGAATTGCATGACGACATACGCTCCATACCCCGAGGTCCCCACCGCAGCTGTGCTGCCGGTTGACGACTGCGTAATTGCGCCGCCAGTAACTGCCACGTCCACCGTGTTCCGCACGCCAAACTGTCCGACGATTCGTTGGGAGGCGTCTCGTTGCCGCGAACCGAGTGCCCGCGCATTTGCAGTGAGGTGGACGTCAGGCATGGATACGCGGGTGATAGGCGACGTTCTCCGGTCGGGTCTCGCTGCCACCCGTGGCGGTCGTGTTGCCGGAGTAGTTGCCGTAAATATTCACGCCCGACCCTGCGCCTGCGGCGATCAGCGTGGTGCCGTTGTACGTATGGGCGTGCGAACGAAAGGCGTCAGCTTGGCGCGAAGCCAGCGCCCGCGCATTTGCAGTGAAGGAGACGTCAGACATGGATCCTCGGGTGATAGGCAACGTTCATAGGCCTGGTCTCAGTTCCACCGGCAAAGCCGGTAGCGCCGGCGCCATACAGCGCATAGGAAGTCGCGCCGGGGCCGAGGGAGCCATCGCCGAAGCCAATCGCCAAGCTGCCGTGCTGGTGGCTTTGGAGCTGTTGAGTTTGCCGGGAAGCCAGCGCCCGCACATTTGCAGTGGCGCGGACGGTCATGCGTGGATCCGTGGGTGGTAAGCGACGTTGCGCGGCCGCGTCTCGCTTCCGCCGGTGGCCAGGGTGGTCAACCCTTCGCCGAGGTTGCGGACGGCCAGCACCGTCCCGCCTGCCGCGTTGGCGTTGCCGCTTCTGTCCAACGTTGCCGCGTTTTGGGCGTGGCTGTGGCTTTCTATCGCTGCGGCCTGGCGCGAGGCCAGCGCCCGCGCATTTGCAGTGTTATTTCCAACCCAAGGAGAGCCAAATGGCTACCAAAACTGTCTATCAAAGTGATCCCATAAGCGGGATCTACCTCTTTACGACACAGGCTAACGAGCTGGCCCTCGCCCCAGGTCTGTTCAATATCCCCTTCGGCGCCTATGAGGAATCCCCGCCTGACCTACCGGCAGGCGAGGTCGCGCAATGGAATCCCACCTTGTCAGCTTGGATAGCGGTGGAAGATCACCGTGGAGAGACGCTCTACCTGGTCAAGGACGGGACGGCGTACGAGATGGGCAGCAGCGTGGAAATCGATGGTGAGCCAGCGAGCTATCCGGGTTGGGGAAAAGTGCCCGCCTGGTTGACCCTGATACCTGGTATCCACGTGGCCGGCGAAGCTGGCACCGCGGGCGAGTAAAGACGCGGCGACGTGCTCGGCGCGGGAACGCCGAGCACGTCCCGCACCAGCAGAATGAGGCTGCCAATGTGGCCAAGGCCGCGTCACCTGTGCACAGGCGCGCCAAGGCTACCATTTTGAAACGATTTTACAAAATGGCATCTCCCATCATTCCATGGCTCGGTGGCAAGCGCCGCTTGGCCGATCGCCTGCTTCCCTACTTTCCGTCTCACCAGTGCTACGTCGAACCGTTCGCCGGCGGGGCGGCCATGTTTTTCCTACGGCCCATGCCGGCAGACGTTGAAGTTCTCAACGACGTCAACGGCGAGCTGATCAACTTGTATCGGGTCGTGAAGCACCACTTGGAGGAATTCGTCCGCCAGTTCAAGTGGGCGCTATCGTCTAGGCAGGTGTTCAAGTGGCTGCAGGCCACACCCGAAGAGACTTTGACGGACATCCAGCGAGCGGCCAGGTTCTTCTACTTACAGCATTCGGCTTTCGGCGGCCGCGTCGACGGGCAGTCGTACGGCACGGCCACCACCGCGCCGCCTGGGCTTAACCTGCTCCGCATTGAGGAAAACCTCTCCGCCGCACACTTGCGCCTGGCCAGCGCCTATATAGAGAATTTGCCCTGGTTTGAGTGCATCCGCCGGTATGACCGGTCGCACACCTTTTTCTTCATGGATCCGCCGTATTGGGAGACCGAGGGCTATGGGGTGGAATTCGGCTGGGAGCAATATGAGCGACTCGCGGCCGTGTTGGGCACGCTGAAAGGGAAGGCGATGGTGACCTTGAATGACCACCCCGCCATCCGTGCTCTATTTGCCGCCTTTCCCATTGAGTCCACCGACATCACGTATACCGTGGGTGGCGGCGCTGGCGCCCAGCGACGTGAGCTGGTGATATTCAGCTGGGACGTGCACGCTGATCCAGCTGGGCTGGTGTGAGACCTGCCGCCAAGCGGGCACGCTGCCGGCGGCCGAGGTCGCTGCGGGCAAGCTCCTTGGCCAGGTCTCGCCCCGAAGGATGGTAGTAACGTAGCAGCATGCGAGTATCCCGGTGCCCAGTTACTTTGGCGAGCTTGTGCATGTCATACACCTCGGCAAGCCGGGTTGTGGCCTCGTGGCGTAGATCGTGCAGTCGGAGGTCAGCGAAGTACTCTGGCTTCGGTGTACGCCCATATCGCGCGCACAGGGCCTCGTAGTCCCTTCGGGCACGCCTTCGGGCCCGAGCAAACGCCCGGGTGGCTGAAGAAGGCGAGATTGAGAAAATTCGCCCTCTGGAGGGCTTGCCGACGAGGTAGTGCTTCAGCCAGGCCAAAGCCCAGGGAGTCAATGGGACTGCGCGGCGCTGGCCATTCTTGGTGTCGTCGAGGTAGATCACGCCATGGGCAAGGTCAATACGCTCTCGCTTCGCGGTGACGACCAGCTCGGAGCGGCGCATGCCCGACTCGGCTGCCAGGACCATGATGGTTGGCAATTCGGCCGAGGTGGTCGACCGGATCAGCCATTCGATCTCGCTTCTGGGGCACTCTGTTTCCGGGACGCCTCTAAGGCGGATGTTGTCGAAGAGGCGGCGTTCTCGGGCATCGTTGACGGCGGGACGGTCTACGAACTGAAGCGGGTTGACCAGAGTCCGGTACTTCCAAGTCTTCCGGGCCACTGTATATAGATGGGACACGAGGGCCAGGCGGCGCACCACCGTCGCCGGCGCCAGGTCCTTCAACCAGGCGTTGGCGATGTCGCTGATGTCGGTGTCCGTTATCGAGGCCAGACGGCGATTGGCCAGTCTCGTCTCAAGCCAACGTGCCGCGATGGAGACGTCTGTTGCTGTTCCTTTCTTTCGGGGGGATATCTCGGCCAGATATCGGGCCAGAGAGTCGGAGAGGGTCGGGGTGAGATTTTGGGGTCTGTGTTTCCAGCGGCTCATAATCGAAAGCCGTCAGATTCCCCAATTTGTAATTACTTTTCTTCTGCTGTAACTCAGCAAGAGGGCATTTATCTCAAATCAAGTGCCCAAAAATTCGCGCGCCGCTTCATCTGGCTTAAGCTCTTGCCGCAACAGCCATCCCCCCTATGCCAATTCCAAAGACACTATTCCAGCGCAGTCTTGCCGCGCTCGCCTGCCTGGCATTGGCGGCCGCCGGCACGCTCGTGGCCGCCGGCCTTGCCGCCCCAGCCCCCGCCGCCGACGTCGCCGTGGTGCTGGGCAACACGG